TAAAGGATGCGTTAGCATATCGTAACATAAAGCAAAGCAAACCTATGGTTTCAAAAAAGGTTAGTAATGCTCCAAAAGTTATAAAAGCAGGTGTAGCCAAAGGTGATAACTCTAGACGTGAGATCGTAAGGAACAAAATATCTAAATTGAAGAAAAGTGGTCGTCTTGATGATGCCCAGTCTGCAATTTTGGATATGATAAAATAACCTTAACGGAGAAAATAAAATGGCACAACCAACAAACACTTTCGACACATATGATGCAGTCGGAATTAGAGAAGACCTACAAGATGTGATCTACTCAATCTCACCAACTGATACTCCATTTATGAGTTCAGCTGCGAGAGAAGGAGTGAAGAACACATTTCACGAATGGCAAACTGATGCACTAGCAGCAGCCGCTACAAATAACGCAGTTATTGAAGGCGATGAAGCTGGTCTTGATGCAGTTGTTGCAACAGCAAGAATTGGTAACTACACACAGATCATGGATAAGACTGTTGTAATTACTGGTACTCAAGAAGCTGTTGACAAGGCAGGAAGAGCAAGTGAACTTGCGTATCAAATTGCTAAAAAATCTAAAGAACTAAAAAGAGACATTGAAGCTACTTTGTTGACTAACCAAGTGAGAGCTGCTGGTAACGCAACAACTGCTAGAACATTTGCTTCTGTAGGTGCTTGGATTGCTACTAACGATGCTTTAGGTGCAAGTGGTACATCACCAACTGCAGCTGATGGATCTGATGCTAGAAATGACGGAACACAAAGAGCTTTGACTGAAGACCTTTTAAAAGGGGTTATCAAAGGATGTTGGAACTCTGGTGGAAGCCCGTCTGTTATAATGGTAGGCCCATTTAACAAACAAAAAATTTCTAGTTTCACTGGTGGATCAACTCGATTTGATGCATCTGAAGACAAGACTTTATACACTTCTATTGACGTGTATTCTTCTGACTTCGGTGATCTAGAGGTAGTACCAAATAGATTCTCAAGAGATAGAGATGCTTTAGTCCTAGATATGGATTATTGGTCTGTAGGTTTCTTAAGAGATTTCACTATGAATGAGCTTTCCAAAACTGGTGACTCAGAGAAAAGACAGTTATTAACTGAACTTACTTTGATCTCTAGAAGTGAAGCTGCTTCTGGTGGAGTATTTGACTTAACTACTTCATAATACTAAAATAGAGGGGTGGCGGAGAAATCTGCCATCCTTTTAAACAAACAATTTGTTTGGTCTTTGAAGTCAATGGCGGAACGAAGCAAACGGAGAAAATAAAATGAGAACATTAAACGACTACTTTCTAACAACAGCAATTCCAGATGTATCAGCAGCATCTTCTACTTTCGTAGTTGTGCCTGACGATGGAAAAATAATTAAAATATTTGCTCACAACTTAGCAACTACTACTGGAACAGCAGCTATTACCTTTGAAATTAATGGTACAGCTTGTACTACTGCTGCAATCAGTCATATAGCTGCAAGTTCAGCAGGAAAACAATATACAGTAAATCCTTCAGCACTAAATAATGTCCTTGAAGGGGATGTTATTGAAGCTATTACAAATGGTGGATCTACTAATGCTTCTAAAATGGAACTTACTATAGTTATTAGAAGATAATTAAAATTGGGGGTGGAAACGCCCCCTAATAAAAGGAATAAAATTATGAATTACGGACTAAGATACGGAACTGTATTAAAGCTAACTTCAGCAGCAAGTTCTTCTGCAAGTGCAGCATTTCCAGATAGCACAAAATATATAAGAGTAGTAAGCACTATTGCTTGCCACATAGTAGTTAACAAATCACCAACTGCTGCTATAACTACAACTTACTTACCAGCTAATGAAGTTGAAATTATTAAAGTTGATGCAGGTGAAAAGATTGCTGTGTTAAGAATTGGTGGTTCAGATGGTGAATTATACGTTACTCAACTATCTGAGTAATGAGTATATTAAGATCAGTTGATCCAGATGGAACAAAGTATTTCTTTGAAGATGATGGAACATTAACTGTAAAAAACTCACAAGACGTTGAACCCATTCTTAAAAAAAACAAAAGAATGTATAATGATGGAGATGGCTATTCTGCATCTAAAGATTTAAAAAGAGTAGCTAGTATTCCAACTTTAGTATTAACGCTTTGGGCTAAAGAATATAATGGTTCTAATAACTGGTTTGGTTTACCAGCAGATGAACGTAAAAAAATTCTTAAAAGAAAATTAAATAGTAACGAGTTTCGTTATTTTAGAACTGCGTCAGGAAATTTATAATGGCCTTAACTACTTACACAGACTTAAAAACATCTATAGCTAATTGGCTTAATAGATCTGATCTTACTACAGAAATAGCTGGAGATTTTATTGCTTTAGCTGAAGCTGATTTTAACGCCAAGTTAAGAATTAGACAGATGGAACAAATTGATGAAATTACTATCAATGCAGAAACTGTAACTGTTCCTACTGGATTTATTTCTGTACGATCTTTATACATACTATCTGGTAGCACAAAATATAATGTTGAATACATTACTCCTGCTAATCTATTTAAAACTAAAGGAAGTTCAACCTCTGGACTACCAAGAGTTTATTCAATAGAATCAGATGATGCTACAGAAAGTTTTAGATTTGCTCCAACACCTGATACATCGTACACGGGCTATTTACAATACTACAAAGCATTCAATAATCTATCTGACTCAGTGGCTAGTAACTACATTCTTTCTGCACATCCTGCTATTTATCTTTATGGTAGTCTTTATCATGCAAGTAATTTTCTTGGTGGTATTGACCCAAATCAGACAGCTCAGTGGATGAATATGTATTCTATGGCCTTAGAAAGATGCGAAAATAACGACAGACAAGATAGCTATGGTGGTGCGCCTACAGTTCAAAGAGCAGACGTATCTACTGACTTGTCTTTCTACAGAAGAAAGTAATCAATGCAACTACCTTTTGGGGAATGGTTACCTGACCAACCTAATCATCTTAAGCAAGGAGCAAACATAGCTAAAAATGTTTATCATGCTAAACAATCTTATAAGCCTGTTAAAAGTTTAGTTCCTTATTCTAGCAATACAATTTTATCTACCTGTTTAGGAGCAGGTTCTTTTAGAGATGGTGCTAGTAGTGTTTTTAACTTTGCTAGTTCTCAAGATACTATTTATCAATTAACTTCTGGAGCTTTTACAGACAGAGGTGCTGGTGGATTACTTTTAACTACAGCTAAAGCATCATGTACAATTACAGTTTCAGATTATGGAAACATTGGTGCTGGAAAAACTCTTTCTTTAACAAAGAATGATGGAACAATTATTGTATTTACTTCAACAGCAGGAACAGCATCTGGAACTTTATTTAAAGTAGAAACTAATAATAATACTACAGCAGCAAATTTGAAAACTACTATTAATGCCCATGCTGATTTTACAGCAACAGTAGCAGACGCAGTTGTTACAGTAACAAGAGCAGCAGTAGGTAGAGATAATCTTACAGTTACTTCTTCTGATACTACAAGACTTACTTCTATTAATTTTTCAGGTGGTACTCCTCTTACAGGAGATTCTACAGACTACATTACATTTACTCAATTTGGAAATTATATAATTGTATCTAATGGTGTAGATGCACCTCAATATTATTTAATGGGTACTTCAACTAATTTTGCTAATTTATCTGCTATTGCAACAGAAGGCACACCACCAGTATTTAGAGTAAGCGGAGTTATACGTGATTTTTTAGTTACAGGAAATTTACCCAGTAACACAAATAGAGTTCAATGGTCTGGTATTAATGATATTACTACATGGACATCTGGAAAAAAATTAGCAGATTACCAAGACCTTCCAGGTTCAGGTGGTCAAATTGTTCACATAACTTCTGGAGAAGTTGGATATGTATTTAGACAGAATCAAATTATTCGTATGGACTTTGTAGGTGGTGCAACTGTATTTAGATTTTCTGTTATATCATCTAATCGTGGAGCTGTTTATGGAAGAACAGTAACTCAAAATGATAGAAATGTTTTCTTTTATTCTGATGATGGATTTTACCAAATTAGTGGAGATACATTAATTCCTATTGGAGCAGAAAAAGTTAATCGTTATTTTGATAATGATTTAAACAAAGCATACACAGATCGTATTAGTGCAGCAGTGGATCCTTTTAATCAATTAGCTATTTGGTCGTATGTTTCTAAACGAAGCACAGATGGCAATCCAGATTCTTTAATGATCTATAATTATGTTACCAAAAAATGGACTTTTGCTAGTATTTCAGCATCTACTATTTTTACACAATTCTTTGGTGCTTATACTGTAGAAACAATGGATGTTATATCTGAAAACTTAGAAGACCTTAATATATCTTTAGATACAGACTTTTGGTCTGGTGGACAACTTTATTTAGGAGCAATAAATAGTGATTTCAAAGCTGCTATCTTTTCAGGAACTCCATTAGAGGCAGAATTAGAAACAGATGAAATTGAAGGCAAACCAGGAGTGAGATTAAATATTACAGGAGTAAGGCCTATTATAGATGCAGATACTACTGTAACTATTAAAAGCAGAGAGAAATTATCAGACACCGCAACAGAGTCTGTATCTGGAACTACTAACAACAGTGGTGTAAATCCAGTCAGATCTTCTGGTAGATATATTAGAGCAAATGTTAAAGTTTCCGCAGGAGTAGGGTGGAATGATGCTCAAGGTATTGATATAATAGCAAGTCAAGCAGGTACTAGATAATGGCAGACGTTACCGAAAGAGATATTGATAATGTTAGATATTCTTTTGAAACACAAGAGTTCTTTCAAAGACAATTGGAAGAATCAGTAAATAGTTTAATTAATAAAAACAATGTAGAAACAGATAAAGTTTTTGCATGGTTTATGTCTTAGGAGTTTAAATGGCAGGTATAAAAGATTATTCAACGACAGCAACAAGTAACACAGAAGTAGGTGGCATTAATATTGAAGAAGGTATGTTGCCTTCAAGTCTTAATAATGCAATTAGAGGAATTTTAGTAGACGTAAGGGAATGGTATAATGATTCTCAGTGGATTGTTTATGGAGATGGTGATTCAGCTTTTACTATTGCTTACGCAAGTGCTACTACATTTACAATAGCAAGTACAAATGTAACAACATTTTACCATGTTGGACGTAGAGTTAGAGCAGTAGGATCAAGCACAGGAACTATTTATGGAACTATTTCAGCAACTGCATTTTCTACTAATACAACAGTAACAGTTGTTTGGGATTCTGGATCATTACAAAATGAAACATTAGCTGTTTCTGTAGGTGCTTTATCTGCAACAAATAATACAATTCCAGGAACAAGTATTGCTACTACTAATTTAATAAATGGTGCAGTTACAGTTGCTAAGATGGCAGTTAATTCTGTAGATTCTGACCAGTACGTAGATGGCAGTATTGATTTAGTTCATATGTCTGCAAATAGTGTAGATAGTGACCAATACGTAGACGCTTCAATTGATCTTGCCCATTTAGCGGCAGACTCAGTAGATGGTTCTAAAATAGCAGACGATGCTATAGATAGTGAACACTACGCAGATGCTAGTATAGATGTAGCACACATGAGTGCAAACAGTATTGATAGCGATCAATACGTAGATGGAAGTATTGACTTAATACATCTTTCAGCAGATTCCGTAAACGGATCCAAGATAGTTGATGATGCTATTAACAGCGAACATTATACAGATGGAAGTATAGATCTTGTTCATATGAGTGTAAACTCTATAGACTCAGATCAATATGTTGATGGTAGTATAGATACTGCTCATTTAGCAGCAGATTCAGTAGATGGAACAAAGATTGCTGATGACGCAATAGATTCAGAACATTACACAGACGCTTCAATTGATACAGCTCACATTGGAGATGACCAAATAACTACAGCTAAAATTGCTGATTCACAAATTACTTCTGCAAAAATAACAGATGGTACAATTGTTAATGCAGATGTTAATGCTAGTGCAGCAATAGATGCTACTAAAATTCACAATGGTGCAGTTTCAAATGCAGAATTTGCATATGTTAATGGAGTTACTTCAGCTATCCAAACACAAATAAATGCTAAAGCTGCAACAACATATGTTGACAATGCAGTTGCTGGGTTAAGAACTAGAATTATTGCAGAGTGTGCTTCAACTGCCAATGTAGCAATTTCATCAGCTCTTGAAGCTGGAGATACCATTGATGGTATTACACTTGTAGCTGGAGATAGAGTACTTTTAAAAGATCAAAGTACAGCTTCTGAAAATGGTTTATATACTGCAGTAGGATCTGGTGCAGGAGCAGCATCAAGAGATACACAATTTAATTCTATTGCTGAATTATCAGGTCAAATGGTTGTTGTTAATCAAGGTAGTGCAAATGATAATAAAATATTTTTATGTACTACAAATAATACAGCATCATTAGGTTCTGACTCAATTACTTTTACTATAATTACTCCTTCCAATTCAGGAACAGTTACATCTGTTGTTGCTGGTACAGGTTTAAGTGGTGGAACAATTACAGCTGCAGGAACAATAGCAATAGACACAGCAACAACTGTTGATAAAGCAACTGCACAAACTCTTACCAATAAAACTTTAACTGCACCAAAAATAAATGAAGATGTAGCAGTAACTTCTACTGCAACAGAACTAAATTTATTAGATGGAGTTTCTGGATTAGTTCAAGCAGATTTAACTAAACTTGCAGCTGTAGATTCAACAGCAGCAGAATTAAATATTATTGATGGTAATACAAGTGCCACTTCTACTACATTACTAGACGCAGATAGATTAGTCGTTAATGATGCAGGAGTTATGGTACAAGTATCTTTATCAGATGTAAAAACATATTTGAATAGTGCAGGATATGTGACAGACGATCCAACCGCACTTGCAATTGCCCTTGGGTAATATATAATATAAACAGGAGAATAATATGGCAAACACATTTAAAACAGTAACATTCGCAGCAGAACCAGCAACAGCAGGAACGCCTTATGTTATGTACACAGTAGCAGGAAGTACCACCACAGTAGTTTTAGGATTAATACTTACTAACCTTAACACATCAGCAGTAACAGTTGAAGTGGAATTAGTTTCAGATACCGCAAATAGAAATGGTGCAAACAATGTTGCAAACGGAACTTCATTCTTAGTAAAAGATGTAACTATCCCAGCAGGTTCTTCTTTAGAACTTTTGTCTGGCGGTAAAGTTGTTTTAGAAACAACAGATGTATTAAGAGTAGATTGTTCTGTAGCAGATAAAGTTTCTGGCACACTTTCCATTATGGAAATCACATAGGAGAATTAGATGGCTTATATTGGTTCAAAACCTGCTGACAAACC